TGAGGGTCTGGCCGGTCAACTCCGGGATGGCGAAGGAGGAGTTGTACCGCTGGCTGCGGCTGGAGCGGCCGACGGACGAGGACCTCGAACGAGGCGTGCCGTTTCCGCCCGGATACTGCCACTTCCCGCACTACGGCGAAGAGTACTTCAAGCAGATCACCGCCGAGCAGCTTGTCACGAAGATCGTTAAGGGCTATCGGCGGCATGAGTGGCAGAAGATGCGCGACCGCAATGAGGCGCTCGACTGCCGCGTGTACGCGCGCGCCGCGGCCGCCCGGGTCGGCATCGATCGGTTTCAGGAACGGCACTGGGTGGAATGGGAGCGTCGCGCGGCGCCTCCTGCTTCGGCCCAAGAACCGCAGACACATCGCGCGCCGGTCGCGCGGCCCAGGAACCAGGTGCGCTTCAAGGTTGAGATCTGAATGGCGTTCACACAGGCCGATCTCGACGCGCTCGATGCCGCGCGCAAGCAGGGTGCGAAGCGCATTCGCTTTCAGGACCGCGACTTCGAGTTTGATTCCGTCGACGACTACATCAAGCTGCGGAACCTGATCCTCAACGACATCGCGCAGCAGAACGGGCCACAGCAGATTCGGCAGGTTCGCATCTACACGAACTCCGGCTGGTAAACCAGACTTGGCGATCGAGACCTTCATGATGCTGGCGCGCGCCGCCGGCCACGAGCCTCCGCCCGTGCCGCGCTCGCGCAGCATGGGCAAGACGCCGTTCGACGCGGCGGGCAAGGGCCGGCGCGGGTACGGATGGAACCCGAGCTATCTCGGCCTCAACACACTCCTGTTCTCGCACGGACTGGAGCTGCTGACGCGCAACCGCGATGCCGTGCGCAACAGCGCGTGGGCGGCGGGAGCCGTGGATTCGTATGTCGCGAACGCCATCGGCCGCGGAATCCGGCTGATCCCGCAGCATCCGGACGAACAGGTTCGCGAACTAATCCGTCAGAAGTGGGCGCGATGGATTCGCGAATCGGATGTCGAGTACGACCCGAAGAATCCGGCCAGCGGGCAGACCGATTTCTACGGCCAGCAGATGATCATCGCGCGCGAGGTGATGGAGGCCGGCGAATGCTTCGTGCGCTTCCGGCCGCGCTCGCCGAAGGAAGGGCTTTCTGTCCCTCTCCAGTTGCAGTTGATCGAAGCCGAGCAGTTACCGCTGTGGCGCAACCAGCCCACGCCGGATGTACCCGAACAAAATCGCGTACGCTGCGGAGTCGAGTTCCGGCCGGATGGGCGGCGCGCCGCGTACCACTTCTGGCGGGCGCATCCGGGCGAGACGATGTTCTATCCGCTCGAGGCGCTACAGGTGGAGCGCGTGCCGGTGAGCGACGTGCTGCACGTCTACAAGCCGATTCGCGCCGGCCAGTTCCGCGGCCAGCCGTGGCTTACGACGGTTTTGGCAAAGCTCTACGAACTGGAGCAGTACACCGACGCCGAGATCGTGCGCAAGAAGATCTCGGCCATGATCACCGGCTTCATAAAGCAGGTCAGCCCGGACAATCCGGTGATGGTGCCGGATCAGTCATCGAACGGTCAGGGGCAGGCCGATCCTGGCACGCAGATCACGAAGCTGGAGCCTGGCACATTTACCAATCTCGGTTTCGGCGAAGAGGTGCAGTTCGCCGAAGTGAAAGACAGCGGCGACTACAAGAATTTCGTTCGCGCCTGCCTGCAGGCTTTCGCCAGCGGCGCGGGGCTCGCCGAATACCAGATCTCGGGCGATCTCTCGGGTATCAACTATTCATCGATTCGCGCAGGCCTGCTGGAGTTCCGGCGCAAGTGCGAGCAGTACCAGCATTCTGTGTTCATCTTTCAGGTCTGCCACCCGATTTACCGCCGGTGGCTGCGCGAAGCGATGCTGGCGATGGTGTTCGGCGTCGAGCTGCTGAACGCCTATGACAAGGACCCCGCGCCGTTCGAAGCGGCCCAGTGGGTCACGCCCGGCTGGCCTTGGGTCGATCCCGAGAAGGACATGAAGGCCGCCGAGCGCGCCATTCGCGACGGTCTCTCCACGCGGTCGATTGAGTGCGCCGCGCAGGGCTACGACGCAGCTGTGATCGACGCGCAGCAGAAGGCCGACAACGACCGGGCCGACCGGCTCGGCCTCTCGTATGATTCCGACGGCCGTAAGATCCTGACCGGCCGCAATGCGGGGTTGACCGAGGGAGAAATCGAGGACGCAGAGAGCGGAAAGGTGGAGGTCCAGTGAAGGATCTGACTCGCGTTGCGTCGCGTTTCCTGAACTGCCCGCTGATGATTCACCCGCCGAAGCTGGAGGTGATCATCAAGGCCCTCGGTCCGCGGCTCGGCATCGACCCGGAGGCGATCTGGGGAAGGTCGGTTCCGATGAACGCGACGGCCACGTTGAGTTCGCGGTATGCCGATGCGGCCGACGAGAGGGATTACGCCGTCATTGATGGCATCGCGGTGATCCCGGTCGAAGGAACGCTGCTCAAGAAAGACTCGTTCCTGTCCGCGTGGAGCGGCTGCAGCTCCTACGAGCAGATTCAGCGGCAGGTGGCGGGCGCGGTCGATGACGCGGGCGTGCGGGCCATCCTGCTCGATATCGATTCGCCCGGCGGCGAGACCGCGGGGTGCTTCGATCTTGCCGACTATCTCTACTCGGTTCGCGGCGCGAAGCCGCTGTACGCGGTTGCGAATGATATCGCGCTGTCGGCGGCTTACGCGATCGCGAGCTCGACAGACCGGATCTTCGTGAATCGCACCGGAGCGGTAGGCTCGGTCGGCGTGTACGCGCTGCATGTGGACCAGTCGGGGTTCGACAAGGATGTGGGCCTCAAGTACACCTACGTGTTCGCGGGCGACCGCAAGGTGGATGGCAATCCGCACCAGCCGCTCTCGGATCGCGCGCTCGCGGACATCCAGGACGAAGTGGACCGCGAGTACAAAATCTTCACCGAGACCGTCGCACGGAATCGCAACGTCAGCACGAAGGAGATCGTCGCGACGCAGGCGGCGGTGGTCTGGGCGGACAACGCGCTGCCTCTGCTGGCCGACGAAGTAGGCACGCTGGACGATGCCATGAACGCGCTGCGCCAGTTGGTAGGCGGGCAAACCATCACGGCGGCCAGGGCCGCAACTCTCACGAAAGGAGAACCACGAATGGCACAAATCGAAGCGCCACTTGAAACATCGGCCGCCGCCCCGAAAAAGGGCGGCGAGCCCGAGGACAAGAAAACCAGGAAGAAGCAGGAGCCCGCGGACACGACGGAGCGTGATCCGGATACTCCCGCAGATGACGAGGACGAGGATGACATGCAAGGCAAGCCGGAGAAGGAGGAACGTAGGAAAGCCGCGAGCGCAGTAGCGATCGCGGGCGGGCCCCTGCAGGGCATGCGCACCGAGTCCGACATTCAAGCCATCTCGGCGCTGTGCAAGATGGCCGGCTGCCCGGAAAAGGCCGCCGAGTTCCTGATGCTGAAGAACGCGCGCGGCGAATACATGAGCGTCGCGGAGGTCAGCGAGGCTCTGACCAGTTCCCGCGTCGCGGAAAGCGAGAAACGCATGATCAGTTCGCACGTGAATCCGAACGCGGGCTCCGGCGGCGTCCAGGAGTTGGAGGCGCAGGCCGCGGCGTTCGCGCGCCAGAACCGGGGGCAGATCACCGCGGGGCTGTACGTCTCGGGGACCGCCACCAAAGTCACCAAGGAGCGAGCGTACGCGCAGATGCTCGAAGAGCACCCCGAAGCGTATGCGGCGTTTCGCGCGCAGCACAATGCCAAGGGCCTGATCGCCACCCTCGAGGCGGCGGGAGTGCGCTTGCGGTAACGAAAGGAGCAAACGGAAGTGGCTTACGAACAAACTCTTCGTACGATCGGCCTTCCCGCGAGCGCGGATCTGAGCGCATCTCAGTTCTGCTTCGTCGCGGTGAACGCGAACGGACAACTCGCGCTGCCTTCGGCGGGCGGTGATGCGGAAGGCATCCTGCAAGATAAACCGAACGCGGCCGGCCAGACAGGCGAGGTCGGCATCCTCGGAATCAGCAAGCTGGTGGTGGGCGCGGGTGGTGTTACCGCCGGCGATCTGCTTGCCACCGATGTCAACGGCAAAGCGGTGACCGCCGCCACGGGCAACAAGATTCTCGGCCGCGCGCTGGCGACCGGAACCGCCGGGACCCTCATCCCAGCGCTGATTCAGCAGAAAGGAAAACTGTAAACCATGCCTCAACCGACTTTGGGCGATGTCCACGTAAACCGCCCCTTGACGAACATCTCCGTGGCGTACAGCCAGGAGGCGGCGGGCGTCGAATTCGTCGCCGACCGCGCGTTCCCGGCGATTCCGGTCGAAAACAAAAGCGACCTGTACTACACCTACAAGCGCACCGACTTCAACCGCGACGAAATGCAGAAGCGCGCGCTCTCGACCGAGTCCGCGGGAACGGGCTACGGGCTGGACTCCACCGGCACTTACAACTGCGACGTGTGGGCGCTGCACAAGGACGTGGATGACCAGATCCGCGCCAACAGCGACTCGCCGCTGGCGCCCGACCGCGATGCCACCATCTTCCTGACCAACAAAGCGCTGATTCGGCGCGAAACCCAGTGGGTGTCGCAGTACTTCAAGACCGGGATCTGGACCGGCGAAGTGGCCGGCCAGGCGACTGCCGACAGCACGCATGTCGCCTACTGGGATTACGCCACCTCCAACCCGATCACCGATATTCGTCACGCGAAGACGCAGGCGCGGCTGAACTCCGGCGGCTTCGTCCCGAACATCGCCGTGTTCTCGCGCCCGGTGTTTGACAAGCTGGTCGATCACCCGGACTTCATCGACCGCACCAAGTACGGCCAGACCGCGCCGAATCCGGCGATGGCCACGCGCCGCATCATGGCCGAGATCCTCGAACTCGAAGAGGTCCTGGTCGTGGATGCGGTCTACAATACCGCGGCGGAAGGCGCCACTGAGTCCAACGCCTTCATCGGCGGTCTTTCCGCGGCACTCTTCTACCGGCCTCGCAACCCCGGCTTGATGACGCCGAGCGCCGGCTACACCTTCAACTGGACCGGCCTGATCGGCTCCACCGGCGGCGCGGGCGTGCGGATCAAAACCTTCCGCATGGAGCACCTGGCCTCGGACCGCGTCGAGATCGATGCCGCTTTCGACATGCGCGTGGTGTCGAAAGACTGCGGGTTCTTCTTCAATAACGTCATCTCGGCGGTGTAACCATGTTCCTTCGCAGACCTGAATGGGCGCAGTTAATCCGCAACGGCGTGCCGCCGCTGTTTGTGCTGCGGCCGCTCGCGGGTGGTTTCACGCCGCCCAACGTGGGCGACCTGTATCCCGCTCCGGACCCGACCGACAAATTCCAAATGATGCGCGCGCGGCAGATGTACCAGCAACGGCGGGTGGGGACGAGAGCGGAGTTGGGGGCGGCGATGGCGAAGTCCGGGTGTCAGCCAATTCGAGCCGAGGGGCCGAAGGCCGTTACGCCCGCGAAACAGAAGAGGGAGAAATCGAATGGTCGAGGTTAAGAAGGTCCCGGTCAACGCGCCTGAGTTCCAGAGCAACGGTCCGCACCCGAAGCTGAAAGGGATCTACCCGTCGCTGCAGAAGCAATTCTTCGCGAGCCAACAAGTGGGCACCGGAGCGAGCCAGAACATCGCGCACGGCCTCGGTGCAGTTCCGGCTGGGGTGATGTGCATCCCCACGGACGGCGGCACGGTGACGTATGGCACGCACACGTCTACGAACGTCGTCGTGACCGTGACCAACGCGAAGCACTTCGACGTGCTGGCCTGGTTATGACGCCGACGTCACTGGGCCGTGTGAACGTGCCGACGCCGGGCACTCCGGTTCACCTCGCCGCAACGCGCACGCCGTGCTGCCGCATTCGCGTGCAGGTGGTCGCGGGGCTCACGGGCAAGATGTACTTCGGCACGTCGGGTCTCGATAAGAACACGCTCGCCGGCGTCATCAAGGAACTCTGGCCGAACCAGGCCGGCGGCGTGGATGATTCCTATGAAGTGTGGTCGGGCACAGATTCGGACGCACTTGACCTCGCGGATTACTGGATCGACGCGGCTGTCGGTGGCGAAGGTCTGATCGTGTCCTATTGGAATAAACCGTCCTGGACGGCAGCCGCTGGATAGTGGATGGCCTGGTCGGATCTCGTCAACACGCTGGACGCCGCGTGCCTCTCGACATTCGGCATCGCCGTCACGTTCACTCCGCAGGATGGCTCCAGCCCGCAGCAGATTACCGGAATCATTCAGAATCCGGCGATGGCTGAAGACTACGTTCCCGGCAGTGTGCAGGGCACGGCGGTGATCCGTCTCTTCGTGCGCTTCGCCAGCATCAACCCGCCGCCGCAGCACGGCGATAGCGTCACGATCAACGGCATCGCTTACGCCGTGGTCGAAGTGGACGTGGACCCGCAGAGCGCCGCGGTGCTGAAGCTGAGAGTCGAGTGAAATGCCTCACCAGATCGTCTGCACCTGAGAAGCTCGGATTCGTCCATCGCGGCTAACCAACGGAGCTCCAAGAGCGACAGCGGTGGCTGCAACGATGCGACCTGGCAGATCCGGAATCTCGTTCCTCGGAATGCGCGCAAGGGCGTCTACCACCAAACGGTCGAGCGGAACCAGGGAACAAGGATTGGAAGCATCGTCCAATGCCCGCAGTAACTGCTCACGCGCTGCCGCAGGCAAACGACCCTTCTCGACGAGGTAGATCAGTTCCACGAGGCAGATGGACGGAACGTGAATCTCTCGCCCGCAGCTGTTGCGGAATCGAGGGCGCTGCCTGCGGTTGGCGACAGCCGAGGGTCATCCAAAAGGTACCAGACGATGGTATGGGTATCGACAACGACACCGGGCATCAGATGTCGTCCCGGGGAAAGTTCCGCCACATTTCACGCTGATTCTCTTGGATTTCTTCGGCAGAAAGGGAGATGTCCAGGCCGGCCCATAAGCCCCTCACGCTCTTGAACGGAGGTTTCTTTGTGGTTTCGGTTCGAAGCCGTGTCGCATGGTCAAGGATCTCCCGCTGCTTCTCGGGCGGCAACGTCCGAACCGTTTGCAGAATGGCCTGTTCAAGAGACATTTGGAACCTCTGCCTTCATTATCCGCCCTTCTGGGTGTAGACAGAAATGCTCAACCCGGCTCCGATCACCGATGCCATCGCAACCGCGCTGCTGTCGATCCCCGAGTTAAACACAGCAATGGACGGCCGAATCAGCGCGTTTCATTACCGCCTCGGCCAGGAGCACCGGCTGGCGGAACGGATATATAAGATGCCCGCGCCCTCGATGCTCGTCGCGTGGGACGGCACGATGGGCGGCAACTTCGACGGCCAGACCATCTGGAAACATCGATTCAACGTGTATTTCCGGATGGGCAATGCGGCCGGCGTCGAGAATCCTGTGGGCTACGAGGACCTGTGGTGGATCGTCTGCAACAAGCCGCCGACCGGCAGCCAGGTCAACGTGCGGTACATGCAGCTCTATCCGGGCCTCGACATCATGGACACGCCGAGCGTCGCTCACGCGCTCGATGAAGACCTGCAGGACCGGTTCGTGGGCACATTCGTGATTCCCGAAATTGGAGACAACTGATGCCGGATCTCAAGCAGGAACTGGCCGATGTGGAAGCGGCCATCCATCACATCGAGGCGCAGGTGGAGACACCCGCGCCGGCCGCGCTGCCCGCGCCGGGCAAGGTGCGATTCCGCCACCCGCACAGCGGCGACATCAAAGAAGTCGATGCGACGCCGGAGGCCATGACCCCGCTGATGGGCCTCGGATATCAGCAATACAAGGAGGACTAAACGATGTCGGCAAGAATTCAACAGCTCATTCTCGGCCTCGGCAAGGGAAAGCAGGCGAGCATCTCGGCAGCGGCGGCGACGTTCATGCGGCTGAAGAAGCTCGACACCGCGCTGACCACGCCGAAACCGGTGTTCGAAAACGACGCCGCGGAGATCGGCAAGGGGCACGAGTTCATCACGCAGACGTTCCCGTCGCACTACGAGGTCGCGAACCGCATCGAGAAGTATGCGAGCGCCGAGTTTGTCACGTGGGCCTGCGCCTACGCTCTCGGCAACGTGGCACAGACCGGGTCGGCGGCGCCCTACACCTACACCATCCTGCCGATCGATCCCGGCACTACGCTCGAGCTGCCGTACTTCTCGCTGGTCGAGCAGGTGGCCGAAGGCGGCGGCAGCGCCATCGACAACCTTTATATAGGCTGCGCGATCGAGGATTTCACCTACCAGTTCAACTACGGTCCTGGCCGCGCGTCGTCGAAGATGACAGTCAACTGGGTGGGTTCCGGGTTGTTGACCGCGCCTTCGGGCATCACCGTGCCCGCGCTCACCGCGGAGAACAACATGCTGGCGGCGGGCATGTCGCTGTCGGTGAACGGCGTCGACTACGTGGCAACGAAGCGAATTCTCTCCGGCTCGATCGGCTGGAAGAACAACCTTCTGTTGAACGCGGGCTTCTATCCCGGTTCGGGATTGCAGAACGGATTGCAGGTGCGCGGCCGGATGGAGATCGGCGCCCGCGTCCCGTCGTTTCAATTCACTGCGCGGCTGCTGGCGGGATCACCCGAGTACAACACGCTCGTTAACCAGACCACCGGCACGGCGACGCTCAGCGTCCAGCATGACACCAACAACTCTGTGACGTTCACCTTCCCGCAGATGGCGTTTCAGGTGGCCGAGAACGCCGAGGCCGACGGCATTGTGGCCGTGACCGTAACCAGCGCGCCGCAGTACAGCAATTCGCAGAACACCGTGATGTCCGTGATCACGCTATGCAGCGTGGCCGGCATCGCGCAATAGGAGGAGGACTATGTACGGAGATATTCTAGCCGCGGGCATCACAATCCGCGTGCCCAATCCGCCGAAGACCGCGCAGTTGCGGCTACCGACCAACGACGAAATATTGGATCGGCTCGATCAGCAGAAGTCGATCCGGCGCACGATTGGCCGGCGCAAGTCGCAGACCGAGTTCGTTCCGAATACGAAGGCCGACCTCGACCTGTTTAACCGGATCCGGTTGGATAAGGACGGGCCGGAGTTCGATGAATTCGAGGCCGGCAACGCTATCTCGAAGCTGACCTTCTGCGAGGTGACCG